GAGCATCACACTGAGGATGATTGGCCTAGGGGAGAGCATGTAAATGATCTATGGGATGACATGGATCGACTTAACGCATTATACGAAGAGATGATGTGGCCTCATGATGATGTTTTGGAATTTGTTCCAGATCATGCTAAAGGTAGGATTATAATTAAGAACAAATCAGAAGAAGAAAGGAGGAAGAATGATGAATAATTTTACCGTTTATTCTAAAGAGGGTTGCCCTTATTGCACAAAGGTGGTAAAAGTATTAGAGATGGCAGGTTTAAGTCATCGAGTGTACAAGTTAGATGAAGACTTTACTAAAGAAGCATTCTATGGTCAGTTCGGTCAAGGATCTACTTTTCCTCAAGTCGTCATCGATTCCACTAATCTAGGTGGATGTACAGAAACTGTTCAGTATCTAAAGGAGAAGCAATTAGTCTAATGAAAAAAGTTGATGACTTTGAAACTGTATATGACATGATTGAACACGCCATTGAACTAGCGTTCGATGGCAAGATGCAATTAAAATTTTATCAGTTTCTAGAATATCGTAAAACAAAGAAGGTAGAAATAGAAGCTTTCCTTAAGAGTTCTACTGTTAAGGAAATATGTGACCAAGTAACAGAACTTGAAGAATATATTAAAGGAGGTAAGGATTCTAATCATCAAGTGTTGCGTGAGGCTTATGGTCACATACCTAAACCTCAAGCAAGAAAGATAAAAGTATATCTTAATAAAATTGTTGAAGATGCAGTGAGGTATCAGCATGACAGAAGACCAGGAAGAAGAAAAAAAGGTTCTAAATAAAGACAAATCCCCTGAGATTAATAGGGGAGTAGAATTATTACTCAGAAACAGGAGGAAACCTCAACCAAAACCTAAAACCTTTCAGGTAAAATTCGGAAACCTTGTTGCTCTATGGAATAGAGAAATTGTTTTTCACTTTGATTTTTACTTGGACATCAGAAAAAAATAAACATCTCTGGGAGGAGCATTATGTCTGAAACACTAGTAGTAACCTTGACGCTTACGACAGTTGTTGCTATTCTTGCATTATTAGTAGGAGGTATGATAGGATGGATGGCAAGACAGCATTCTTATGAAACAACTCCTCAAGTGGTATACACTCATCCAGAAATGTTTGATGCCAATGGACAGTTAGTTCCCGATGAAATTTTAGCCCTAAGAATTGAAACACATGACACCAGCGAAGACAACGACGACGAAGACTAAGGCAACTGGTCCTAAATTACCAGCAACTTCTAAAGCAAAGAAGAGAACAGTTAAAGCAGCACCTGCTACTAACTCACTGCCCACAAATCCATTTGTATTTGAGGTATTAGATCTAGCATCTAAGCAGCGTTCTGCTGCAAAGAAGGTAGAAGTTCTCAAGAATTATGAACATGATTCATTGAAGATGGTTTTCATATGGAACTTTGACGAATCTGTTATTAGTATGCTGCCACCAGGTGACGTTCCATACGGTGATTTAAAGGAAGCTAATGTCTATAAGGGTACTTTGTCGGATAACCTTCGCCAAGAGGCAGCAGGAGGTGAATCAGCAACTGGTCAGGACATGAATGGTAGAGGTAGAACATCTCTAAGAAGAGAGTATGGAAATCTTTATCATTATGTGAAAGGTGGTAATGATACTCTTACTAGTTTACGTAGAGAGATGATGTTCATCAATCTTCTTGAAGGTCTTCATCCTTCAGAGTCTGAAGTTCTTGTTAAAACAAAAGATAAAAAACTAGAAGAGTTGTATAAGATTAGTTTTGATAATGTTAAGGAAGCATATCCTGAGATTCAGTGGGGTGGAAGATCATGACTACTAAGGCAACTACTGAAGAGAAAGTGGCGGAAGAACTTAAAAAACCTGAAAAGAAATTCGACACTTCAGTGTACTCTTGTGAGATTATTCTAGAACGAACTACAAAAGATAAAGCAGAGGACAAGAGTTTTCCTACCGATGCATTTAATGTGATGTATATCGTGGAGGGTAAAGAGTATCTTGATGTAACTCGTTCTACCAAGATGGTAAATGTTTTTGATATGTATTGTGATAGGTATGGAAAAACATCTGTTCAGAGTATTGATTATGGTTGTGGTACAATACGACCTAATCTATGGGGTAACAGTAAAGCACCTGCAAAACAAAAGAAAAAGAGGAAAGTATAATGGGTAAAAATAAAGATAACGATGAGTTACTTAGAGCTCAAATCAATGATATCATTGAAGCAGACATTCAATTAGGTATTAATGAATATCTAGAATCAAAGGATAATGAACAGCAAGCGAAAGGGTTTGGTGGAGAAATTCCTAAAGAGGAAGGTTCTGAATTGAATGTAAAAGTATCACGAAGTGAAATAGATAAGATACTTAAAGAGTATAAAAGGATTAAGAAAGCTGAAAAATCTAATCTAGGTCAAGTACAAAAACTTGGAATAGTTGATAAGAATGGTAATCCATTATGAATGAACAGATGAAAAAAGATATTCCTAATTGGGAGAGTGAATATTCTTCTATGGATGGTATTGATATAACGAAGAGACAAAGAGAATTACTTAGTGGGTCTAAGATAGGAGCTCATGAAGGTATGATGTATGGTCAGATGTACTCTGATTGGAAAGTGAGAAAGGGTTATGAGTAAGATCGACACCCAAGGAATGAGTGGTCCTGTTGACCCTAATTATAAAGGTAAGGGTAAAGCACAACCACATAAACCTATGATGATATATCCTCGTAGGTTACATACTCCTGAGATGGTTAAGGAGATGAAGATACTTATTAATGAAGTATTGGATGAGAGAGATGGTAAGAGAGGTAAATCATACTTTGATAGTGAGAAGTTTGCACATCGTATCAATGAACCCGAACCACCTTACGAAAAATGGGAATGATTAGAAATTGGATTAAAGGAATTGTCAAAGAAGCACTCGCTGAATGGGAGCAAGAGGTGGAGTATCTTGGACGTACAGGATACAAGTGGGAGAATAATGAATGGGTTCCTACTGAGACACAACCATACCGATTAGATGAATTACAGGAATGACTAAGAAACATAGTTACAAGAATCCATCTAAAGCACAGGATCTTTCACACTTAGAGGCACAAGTCACTAAGGGTAAGAAGTATTATGATGAGCAAGGGTGGGAGATTTCCCCACCCATTAGTGATAGAGAATGTATCTTTCGGTGTCTAGAGAATTGTGAAAGTCTTGCTGGACTAGATAAGAAACAAGTCCAAAGATTGATGAAAGAATTTGAGACTATGAAGACAGAGTTTGTACGAAACGAGGAGTATCCAGTGCTATGAAACTTGGTGTTATGTGTTCTGGTAACGGAACTAACTTCGAGAATATAATTAGAACGTGTAATAAAGATGAAGTTGTTTTGATGATTGCTAATAAGCAAAAGTGTGGTGCGTTTGAAAGAGCAAGAAAATTTGGTATCCCTTGTGCGTATAGCACAAATGAGGGTTGGATGATTAATGAATTTAAATGGCTAGGAGTAGATCTTGTAGTCCTTGCTGGATATATGAGAATTATTTCTCCTCAGTTTGTTGAAGCTTTTCCTAATAGAATTATTAATATTCATCCTTCTTTACTTCCGAAGTATAAAGGGCTACATGCAATAGAACAAGCCCTAGATAGTGGTGATGATGTTACAGGAGTTACTGTTCATTATGTGAATAACGAACTAGATGGTGGTGAAATAATTCTTCAAAGAAAAGTTCCTATTTTGCCTGATGATGATATAGTATCTCTAACTAAATCCATTCAAAGAGTGGAATATGCAATTTTACCAGCAGCTATAGAAAATGTTAAGCACCGATTACAGAAATAGAATTATTGACATTTGTTGTCGCATGATATCAACCGATGGTGAGGTTGAATTGTATGAGAGGATATGGATGAATAAGTTATGTGAGCAGAACCGAAAAGCAAGTGAACTTGCTGGACAACTTCTTTGTCCTGATGTTATGGATGAAGATACGTGTTACAATTAACAAACTGTATCAGCGAATACAAACAAACTTGACTATATAGTATGTACGTGTTAGTATTAACACACATCGTTCATCCCATAAGGGACGCAAGTAAGCCGACTCGGAACGGAATCGTTCATCCTCTTCGGAGGACGCAAAAGCCGACTAAAGGAACGGATTAAAACCCCTACTAC